ACAATTTTAATGAAGTACTTCATACCTTAACTTAAGGAGAATCTCGTATGTCAGAGATCATCGCACCTGCGCCTCAGCTTCCTGAGCGTTCAGGCACCGTTTACGACCGTACCATGAGCCCAGCTCTACCAGGTCAGCGCGGTCCCCTTCGCTTTGAAGAGGGTCTTGCAACCGATAGTGACGTTCCTATGGAATTCACAAAGGGCGCAATGCAGGGCTACATCCCTGCTCCAGGTCGTCCAAACCACAATCAGAATGTATTTGAGAAGTTCCCAGAAGAGACTATGCGTGAGCGTGCTCACGTTGGTTCTGCTGCCTGGGTAGAGGCACCAGCAATGCTTGGTGACTTTGCTTCTGAAGCATTCGCTGATCATGGCGACAACCACTTCGAGGAAGTTTTCCGCGATGGTGGACATCAGTACCGCCTGAACCCAGCTGTAGTACAAGACTAGTTCGCTACCTAGAGACACCCCGCCCTGATCCTTACGCAGGGCGGGGTTCTAAGGAATTCACATGGCACTCATTTCTGGTAAAGAAGTAAAAGAAGGCCCTAAGCAGTACCCTGCTAACCCTAAGCTGTGGAACATGTATGTTGCACAAGCTAAGACACGTTTTCGCGTGTACCCATCCCCCGCTGCTGCGCACTGGGTCCACTCTCACTACTCTCAAGTAGGTGGGAAGTTTGTAGATCGTAAGGGTGAAATTGACCCGCGCTTTAGAGATTACGTTCAAGAATCCATGGACGCCAAGGTTGCAAACATGAAGCAGAAGGTCACTAAGCCTGTTGGTAAGGGCCTTATCCGCGGTGAGCGCCTGCGCGGCTAACATCTGTGCTATCATAGATGTTAGATTTGGAAAGAGGTTATAAGTGAGTATTGATTTTTCGCCCCCCAGTTATAGAGCGGCGTCATCAGACCTTACTATCTCCATTTCCCCTCTCGGTCTCGTAGAGCTTGCAGACGAAGAGTTTGAGGTTCACGGTCCTCGTCTAAACCGTTACTCACTTAACTGGGCTATGTACCTAGGCCACCACACATCTTATCGCCGTCAGGCTGGTGAGACTCAGATGGTGTTCAACTACTACAGAGCTTTTACAGATTACATTATTAACTTCTCCTTCAGCAAGGGTGTTCAGTTCAGAAGCCCTAAGCAGACTGAAGGTATTGTTCCTGATCTACTTGAACGTGTATGGGAAGTAGACAACAGCAAGCAGACCGTACTTTGGGAAATGGGCCAGCAGGGTTCTGTATCCGGAGACTGCTTTGTCAAGGTAGCTTATGAAGAGGCTTACCAGGATCCAACCGGCCGCTTCCACGCGGGCAAGGTCCGCATCCTTCCTCTGAACGCGTCTTTCTGCTTCCCAGAATTCCATCCCCATGACCGTGAGCGCCTAATCCGCTTCAAGCTTAAGTACCGTTTCTGGGGCACATCTCTAGAAGGTACTCGTCAGGTATTCACCTACACGGAAATCCTTACAGATGACATCATTGAGGAGTACATTAACGATGAACTTATTGACTCGCGTCCGAACCCTCTTGGTACTATTCCAGTTATTCACATTCCTAACGTCCGAATCTCGGGCTCGCCGTGGGGCCTCGCGGACTGCTACGACATCATCCCGCTAAACCGAACCTACAATGAGGTATCTACCGACATTGCGGATATTGTTAACTACCACGCCGCTCCCGTCACAGTTATCACAGGTGCCAAGGCAAGCCAGCTGGAGAAGGGCGCTAACAAAGTTTGGGGCGGACTTCCTAAGGATGCTAAAGTCCAGAACCTAGAGGGTGGCGCCGTAGGGCTTAAGGGCGCTATGGAATTCCTAGCCATTATTAAGAAGGCTATGCACGAACTTACTGGTGTACCTGAGACCGCTCTTGGTCAGGCCCAGCCTATCTCTAATACCTCAGGCGTTGCTCTTTCTATCCTCTTCCAGCCATTGATGAACAAGTGGCATCAGAAGACTGCGCAGTACGCTCGCGGTATTCAGCGCATCAACGAGCTTATTCTTCTTAACCTCACCCTCAAAGAGCCTGAGGCTCTTATGTGGAACCCGACTGTTGAGGGCGAGCTAGAGCCTGGTGAGGCTCAGTTCCTAGACCCTAATGATCCACTGACATACCAGAATTACGTTCACTTCCAGGCGCCACTTCCTTTGGATAAGCTTATTCTACTTAACGAAGTCCAGACCAAGATGTCGTTGGGCTTGGAGTCAAAGGCTGGCGCTCTACGTGCTTTGGGCGAAGAGTTCCCATTTGAAAAGCTTGAAGAGATCCGTTCAGAGCTCCTACTTGATGCTAAGGCAGACGGTGCGGTCAAGCTCGTACAGACTCAGATTGAGAACACTATCGCTAGCCTAACGGGCATGCTATCCGGTGGACTTGGTGGGCAACCAGTTCCTGTGAATGGCGCAGCTCCAGGCGGCGCTCCAGGTAGTCCAGAGGCGGGCATGCCAATGCCTATGCCTATCATCGATGGTGCTACAATTGCTAGTGAACAAGCAGAGCAACAGCTACGCATCGATCTGGTAACAAAGGCTTACGGAACACAGCTGCCAAACAGAAGAGTTCCGTCAGAAACAATTGATTAAATAGTAAAGTTTTACCCAGACAATACTACATAATTATAGAAAAATTAATATAGAAATAAACGTTAGGTCATTTGTGACAATAATTCGGACAACGACCCCTAGAAAACTAAGGAAAAACATGAGTAAGTCTGTAAATGCAGATGTAGATGCTTTCGCAGCTGAGGCTGAGGCAGTATCAAACGTTACGCCAGTAACTGGTGTAGAAACAACACCGGAAGTCAAAGATACTACGCAGCGATTCTACACAGAGGAAGACCTCGCTAAGGTTCGTTCTCAGGAAAAGGATAAGCTTTATCCTCAGATTGAGAAGCTCAAGGAAGAGCTGGACCTGATTAAAAAGGAAAGCGCTAGTCGCTCCGCTGTTGAAGCTGAGCGTGAAGCTGCTCTAGAAGCTCAAAAAGCTGAAGAGGCTAAGCGCAAGCAAGAGGAAGAGCTTGAAGTCCGCGACCTCCTTAAGGTTAAGGAGCAGGAGTGGGCAGACCAGCTAGAGCTTGAGCGCCAGGAGCGCGAGCGAGCCTTCGCACTACTTGAGCGTGAAAAGACATTTGCAGAACTGCAGGGTTACCGCAATCAGCGTGTTGAGCAGGAACGTGACAACATTGTTCCTGAACTTATCGACATGGTGACCGGTGACACAGTTGAAGAAATTGAATCGAGTATTCAGGGACTAAAGGCTAAGAGTTCTAGTATCCTAGAATCAGTGCAGCAAGCTATGCAAGCTGCACGTCGGGATATGACTGGAACCAGAGTTACTACTCCTCCGAATGCTGGACCGCTGGACATTGAAGCTGGTAACAAGCAGCTCAGCGCCGCTGACATTGCCAATATGCCAATGCACGAATATGCCAAACTGCGTAACCAAATTCTGAGCCCAGCGGCTCAAGGTAAGTCAACCGGCCTTCTCGGTTAACCAAAATAATAAACTACTATATAGGAGTCACAAGTGGCTAGCGCATTAACAGGTACCGGCAATCTCGCCGCGTCACCAACCGCCTATTCAGGCGCCAACTCGCAGCTAACTCAGGCGATCCAGCAGATCTGGTCAAAGGAAATTCTTTTCCAGGCTATGCCAATTCTGCGTTTCGAACAGTTTGCTGTTAAGAAGACGGAACTTGGTGTTGCACCGGGTCTCCAAATCAACTTCATGCGATACAACAACCTTGGCTTTGCACAGCCATTGGTTGAAGGTGTCCGCATGACGACCAACGCACTTACTGCACAGCAGTTCTCAATCACAGTATCTGAGCATGGTTACGCTCTTGCTGTTTCTGAACTTCTGCTGAATGCTTCCTTCGACGACGTTATGGCTTCTGCTTCACGTCTTCTTGGTCGCAACATGGCTATCTACCTAGATCAGATTTCACGCGACACCCTTTACGGTGCTACCTCTGTAATCTACGGTTACGATCGTACTGGTCTAGGCGGCACTAACAACTGGTACGACAAGGGCACCAAGGGTACAACCCGTGCTAGCCTAACCGGTGGTTTTGGCCTTACTACTGCAACCGTTAAGGATGCTGTAGAGACCCTTGCAACCAAGAATATCCCAAGACTGGGCGAAACCTACGTTGCATTCGTACACCCTCACCAGAGCCGTGCTCTTCGTGACAACCCAGAATTCATCGAAGTTTCGAAGTACGCCGCTCCAGGTAACTTCATGCTTGGTGAAATCGGCCGTTTGTACGACACCGTATTCATCGAAACCACTCAGGTCCGCAAGGTTCCTGGCGGTGCTGGTTCAAGTTACACTGGTGATACCGCTGTTGCTAACCCAGTTGTATCAGCAGGTGGTGGCTACACCACACCTAACACCTTCATTGGTGATGGTGCGAGCGATCGCTACGATGCAATCTTCATTGGCGACAACGCCTTTGGTCACGCTATCTCACTTCCTGTGGAATTGCGCGACGGTGGTATCCTTGACTTCGGTCGTGAGCATGCTCTTGCATGGTACTCGATCTTCGGTCTTGGTCTAATCACCGACCAGGCTATCGTGGTTGCAGAAACCAACTAAGCCCCTTAGAGGGGGGCCTTCGGGCCCCTCTCTATCTTTAACAGATACTAACAACGGAGAATACTAATGGCAACATCAAAAGCAAAGCCGACTGACGCAACAGGTCGTCAGCGTGAAAAGCTGCAAGCGGATTTCGCAGAGCAGCAGCAAGAAGCAGCAAACAATATGGCTATGGCTACAGCTCAGAAGGCTGTCGCTCTAGAGACCGAAGTTGTTGACGCTACTACACCTAATCGCGCTACGATTATCGTAGACGAGCCCACTGTCCTAGATGACAGCGACCATACTGTTACTATCAGAGTTGTTGAAACTATTGATAGCATGACCTTTGGTGCAGGGAACTACTACTCATTTGAAGCCGGTAAGAAGTACAAGGTTTCTAGAGACCTAGCTCGCCACCTTGAAGAAAAAGGCTACCTCGCAGGGGTCATCTAAAAGGTTTACGGAAGAGCGGGCTTCGGCCCGCTTCTTTCATTTTAGCCTGAAATTTCCCTAATAATAGGGCATCATTTATAGTAGTATCTAAGGAGTATGTGTGGCCAACCTTACAGATTTAGTCGCAAAAGTTCGGACTGAGTTGGGCGATATGCCAATTCAGTTTACTACTACCTTAGTTGGAGACGGTACTACAAAGGACTTCTACCTAAAGGTAAAGCCTGTAGAGCCCGCTTATCTGGTTGTGACATCAGTGTCCGGCTCTACATCAACTACAGTCGGCACTACAACGGCCGGTATCGCCACTACAGGACCAACTGGTATCTTGGCTACTACTCCCCTTGTAGCAGTCAAGGTGGGCTCCTCATCGTCTTACCTAGCCCAGGGCCCAGACTTCTACGTGGAAGCTGACCAGGGGATCATTCACTTTACTACCGCCCCAGCTAGTGGCGCCACTATTACGGTCTCAGGCACCCACTATAGATATTTTTCTAATAAAGATATTATTAACTATGTTAATACCGCTGTTCTTCAGCACATTAATGAGAGAGCCGACAGTTACGGTAGAGAATACACTATGGCGCTTTTGCCGCCTGTCGAGGAATATCCGGTAGCTCTGCTTGCTACTATTGAGGCTCTATGGTCCCTAGCTACTGATTCAGCTTTTGACATTGATATTACTGCACCTGACGGGGTGCATATCCCTAGAGGCCAGCGGTTCTCTCAGCTAAGCAATATTATTACTGCTCGTAAGTACCAGTACAACGAGCTCTGCGCCGCACTTAATATCGGCCTATGGCGTATTGAGATGGGCACTCTACGCCGAGTATCGCGTACGACTAACAAGCTTGTTCCTATCTACATGTCCCAGGAGATTGACGACACCAGTAAGCCTGAGCGCGTATACATTGAGAACAACTTGAAGGGCCGCACACCGCTGCCTGATAATGTGGCCTCTTACGACATTGTTCTTACGCAGGGAGATACCTGGGAGACAGAGTTTGACTTCCCATTAAACTTTGGAACTAACTACACTATTACTGCTCAAATTAGAACATACCCAGAGTCACCTACTCTAGTTGCTCAATTTACTACAGAGGTTTTAGGCACCACAGTAATTAGCGGAGTCACGTACACTAAGGTTCAGTTCTCTTTGACGTCTGATCAAACAGATAGCTTCCCTCTCAAGTCTTTCTGGGACGCTCAAATTAGAAGCACTGACGGCTCTTTTAACGAGACTTATGTTCGTGGCTTAGTATTTGCTAATAAGCAAGTGACTACTGACGCTAACGTTAGCACAGCGACTCTAACGGCCCCTGTGTACAAAGCGTCTACGCCACCAACTACGGCCACAGTAGGTACTTTGTACAACTACACCTTCTTAGCTACTGGTCCGGATCCAATCTACAATGTCCAAAGTGGCAGTTTGCCTACCGGCCTTTCTCTAAACCCATTCACCGGTGTACTATCTGGAACCCCTACCACAACAGGAATATACAACTTTGTTATTAGAGTTCATAATTCTGGTCTAGATTACACGACTGCCCAAAATACTTACCCTGTAAGTGGTCTCTTTACGGATGTCTCTAGAACTATTACGGTGAGCTAATGAGTGACCCGGTAATCATTGTTCCTCCAGGTAATCCACCAGTAATTGTTACCCCTCCTGGAGGTGGAGGCACTACGTCTACTAACGTAATTGTAGGAGCTACCACGGTAGGTCCGCAGGGGCCGCAGGGGGACAAGGGAGACACCGGTGCTACAGGTCCAACAGGACTTACGGGAGCTACGGGGGCTACGGGCCCTGCCCCTACTATTTCCGTAGCAGCCACGTCTCTTCCATCTAGTTCGTCAGCAACAGCGACTACTAATAACCTACCAAACCCGTTATTTACATTCGGCATCCCACGAGGGTCTGCTGGAATTACCCCCACCAGTACTGGTGTTCCTCCAACAGATACCAGTGTCCTATGGTTAGACGAGACTGCTACTGCGGCTTACCCAACAGGCCCTACTGGTCCGCAAGGCCCACAAGGTAACCAAGGTATTCAAGGTCCTACTGGGCCTGCTGGTGAGGGTTACGATAGGACATCCACAACAAGCGCTCTTGTTACTTACAACGCCACTCGTACGTTTACACTTGTTCCAGACATTGGTGCTTACCAAGTAGGTACTCGTGTACGTGTAAGTAGTTTAACCACGCTTACTCATTTTATAGAGGGGCGAATTAACGGAGTATCGGGCAATACCATAACGGTTCTTACTGATGTCGCTGTAGGTCAGGGCAATACCTACAGTAACTGGAGCGTAAATGTAGCTGGTGAATCAAGCGTAGTTAACTTTAATAGCCCGTTAAGCATAACTGCTTCTACTCGTACGTTATCCATAGGGGCTGCTTCAACAACTGCATCAGGAGCTGTTCAACTTACTGACTCTGTATCATCTACAAGTGTTACTACGGCAGCAACCCCTAATAGTGTAAAGACCTCGTACGATCTGGCTGTGACCGCTAGCAACGCTGCAGCTACCGCTCAGGCTACGGCTAACGCCAAGGTATCTTCAGTCTCTGGTACTGGTGCTATCTCAGTTACTGCAGGAACTACTCCGCAGGTTAGCGTTAATATTTCTTCTACTTCTGTTGCTGGTGTAGCTTCTTTTGATAACACTAACTTTACAGTTTCTGGGGCTGGAGCGGTTTCTATTTCAGCTGTTTCAGGTAATGCTGTTTCAGGTAACATCAGCGGAAATGCTGGAAATGTTACGGGCGTAGTCGCCATTGCTAATGGTGGAACTAATGCATCTTCAGCAGCTTTAGCCCGTACTAATTTAGATTTAACATCTACTGCAGATCTATTAACTAAATTTTTTAACTACCCAGCTTCGGGTTATGATGTTTTCCCTCGTTATTTTGCATCAACTACTGCAGCTTTTGCAAATGCCATGCTGACACTTTCTGTGTTTACTCCGTTAAAAACAACAACAATTACTAGTGTTACTACGCAAGTAGGAGCTGGTCGTTTAAGTTATGGGTTCTCAGCGGCTTATCGAGGTATTGGCTTATACCAATGTTCAGGCACTAATAACACCACCTTGACACCTCTTGCTGCTACTTGGGATGGAGATAGATATCTCTGGGCAACCTCAAACAGCTCTCCAGGAACTTCGGCAACAGTAACAACTGCTACAGCGTCTAACAGCGGAAACTATACTTTAGTAACATGTGTAGGATCGGGTTCGACTTTTACAACAGGTCAATGGGTTACTGTTTCTGGCGGTACTGGTGGGTTTACCACGTTTACTGGAGTGGTTGTTCTTTCCCCTAGCGGTAATTCTTGGGTTCTTCAGAGGACTGGAACTAGCTTAGTTACAGGAACCATGACTGGTGGAACGGCCACGGGAAGATCTTTATCTCCCTCTACATGCACAATAACATCGGGCACTGTGGATTCGGGCACAGGAACTGTTGCAACGGTGAGTATTGTTCATAGTAGTATGGCAGTTCCGTTCTCACCAGGACAATGGGTAAATGTGACTGGCTCTACCAATAGTTTTTCTGGGGTTGTTTCAGAAAGCCCTGCCCCAACATCTACGGGATTCACAATGACTGCCCCGTCTACCCTGACTTCTGGAAGCGTTGGTACTGGAAGTGCTGTTACTCCAGATGCTTTTGGTAGATACGTTCGTCCATTATATACACCAACAGCGGGTGGCACAGGGTTTGTTACACCAGCTTCAATCACTCTAAATGCTGGTACTACATACGCTGTAGGTATGCTCGATTATCAGACTGGTGGTACATACTCCGTACCTTCTATAGTTATTGGCCCTTCAGCAGGTATAAATCAATTACATCTTCCATATCAGTCATTAGGCATAGCCGCTCAAACAGGTATAACTACTGCGAATGTAACTGGTCAAACTATTACATCTACGATGCCTTGGGCGAGGTTTACATAATGGCACAATTAAAATACTGGAATGGTTCCGCTTGGGTTGAGGCTATCGTAGGCGCTAAGGGCGATACTGGCCAAGGTGTTATTGACGGCGGTACAGATAACCAACTCTTAGCTAAAAATGGGGCTACTCCGTATGCTACTAAGTGGATTGACCAGCCAGCGGCTGTTCCCTCTGGCGGTTTAGCGGGGCAGGTCCTAACCAAGGGGTCCACTAGCTACGGGTGGGCTAGTTTAAGCTCATCTAACTCATCTATTAAGTTGCAGTCTTTGCTTGACCACTCTAAAGGTGTTCCTGCCTGGAATACCACATCAGCTATGTCTGGTGTTAGCACGGGTTATAAAAGCACAGGCGGTACTTGGACCGCCAATAGGTTGCACACCAGTGTGCCTAGCTTTATTTCTAATCCAACTACGATTCCATATAACTCAGTGCGCAACTCTATTATTGATGATACCATAGTCGCTGATGGTAGCTTTACAAACGGTGTAAATAGGCAAGTAACCTTGCGCGGTTGTTACCCAGTAGCTTTGGACTATTCAAATTTTAGTACAGGCATTTATAAGTCTGCTGGGCAGCTAGCCCCGTCTACAGATACGTTTTATGCAAACGCCACTAATGGAACTAGCGATGGGCTAGAGCCCACCAACTACGCTAACAGAAACCCTTACTGGATTGAGTTTGATTATTACGGTAGTGGGTTTGCAGTTAAATTTGGGTCTGCTTATGCAGCCAGCTACCCGTTAAAGAAGGCAAGTGCCTGGCCAGGGGGAGCTATCCCGCATGCTGCTGGTGTAACAGGGTTTAACGTGGACTACGCTGCAAACGTATGGGTATGGGTAGACGGTGTTCCTGTAACCCCTCAGTCAACTCCGTTTTTCCTTTCTAGTTCAAGAAGCGGTGAAAACCCAGATACTATTACTAACCCATACACCACTGCTGATAATGGAACTACTTTATACCAGTATCCTGTAAATCCCGATACCGCTACAGTATTTAGTGACTATCAAGCGTATTACTATGGAGTTGAGTTCAGCAGCGTTGGGCATAGAAGAATACGAATCCTTTCTTCGTATTTTGATTACGGTGGTTTAGTTGTAAACAAGTACGATACGGTTTCCCCTGTAGATGTGCCTAGCACCAAGACTATGTTCTATGGGGATTCTTGGACTAGAGGTAATACTAATGGCAATCGTTTTTACTCTGATATGTATGCGATTCGTCTCGGTGAGGCACTAGATACCGAGTATTTTATTGGAGGTATTGGTGGCACAGGGTATTCGGCTAAAAAGATCTCTACGTCTAGTGACCCTCTATACTCGTATACTTCTGGTGGTAGCCCTGTAGATCTGAGCTTCTCCTCACCAGCAAGGCTGCAAGCTATTACTGACCTTGACCCAGATTTAATATTTATATGTGGTTCGGTAAATGACAGTGGCGACACGGGGATTGCCGCTAATTCCAGCACTGTTTATGGGGCGTTCCCTAACACCCCAATTATTATGTCTGGAATTCAACCGCTAATTAACACTGGTACAGGGCGCCCAAGCGTATCTGATTATGGAAGTGTTGACCAGAAATATAGAGACTCAGCTGCTTTAAACGCTAATGTTATTGGGTCAATTAGTACGCTTATTTCACAAACAGACCCTACAGAAGATACAGATGGGGAGTACGTTACTTTAGCTAATCGTGGTTGGCTTACTCAAGCTAACACATTAAACCAAGGGTCTAACGCAGGCTTTGTTGCAATAAGTAACTACGGCGAGGGGCACCTTACTCAAGCTGGCAACGTCTATTGGGCAAATAGGCACTATAATGAATTAGTTAATATTATTACTAATTACTTAAAGGCATAGGAAAATACAATGGCATGTAGAACAGGTTGTCCAACTCAGGATTGTGAAGACTACGCGGCTTGCTGCCGCGGCATCAGCATTGATAAGAGTAGCCTACGCCCATGAGTAGACCGTACACTCCTGGAGGGAGGTTTACTAGCGATTGGGAGACTAATGAGATCCATGACGCCATTACCAAGGACTTAACTAACCCCGCAGGAACCTCTTTAGACTGGTACGTTTGGGACGCAGAAGCTACCAGCGTTGACCCTATTTATGACGTAGGAGCTAATGATGGTGTTGGGCGTATGTGGAAGCCTGCGGTTAAAGTCCCTGTTATTAGAGCTATCATCAACCACGGTACGGTAGAACACAGCCATGAAGGTTTCTACAACGCTGACTCTGTCCACTTTACTATTGACAAAGATGAGCTGGCTAAGAATGTACCTAATGTGTTCACCAACCCTGACCCATTAAACAGGGACAGAATTGTATGGCAGGGTCAGGTTTACCGCCCACTTTTGTCTCAATTTCGCGGTATCATATTAGAGAGATTTACGCTTGTCTCATTGGATTGTAGACAGATCATGCCTGAAGAAATGGTTAATGATTCACAGTTCCAAGATTACGCGGGTGAAGGAAGTACACCTGTTAACTACAAGCTGTACGACTCAGATACATACAATAGCAATTATTACGATAGGATAAGTTAGCATGGTATATTTTCCAGACGCATTTTTTACTAAAGATACTGTGACGGGAACAACTCCAGCAAATCAGCCGTCTCACGCAGCAACACATAACGACTTGCGTGATGAAATTATTGCTATTGAAACCGCCCTTGGCCTTGACCCTGCAGGTAGTTCGCTAAACGTATCCTCTAGAATTGCCTCTGTAGAATCTATTTCTGCTAGTAATGCAGCAGCATTGAGCGGCAAAGCTTCAACTACTCACGCGTCAACACATGCTACTGGTGGGTCAGACGTTATAACTATTGCACAAAGCCAGGTAACTGGTCTGACATCTGCATTGACTGGTAAGGCGTCTACGACTCACGCATCAACCCACGGCGCTGGGCAGTCAGACGCTATTACTATAGCACCCTCACAGATTAGCCCGGCTAGCGCTGCACCTGGGCAGGCTTTGGCCTGGAGTGGTTCTGCTTGGGCTCCTACCACAATTTCCAGTGGATCAGGGTTTAGAAATATTCTGCACAATGGAGGCTTCTCTGTATGGCAACGTGGCGCTAGCGTTTCAGTTACAGCCGCTACTCCTACTTATACTGCAGACCGTTGGTTTGTAAACTCTGCTAATACAGCTACTGTGGCCGCAAGCCCAGCAGGTACTCGTAAGAGTAGGTTTACCCTTAGCGCTGGGAGTGGTGGGTCAGCTGATGTGGTTCAGAGGATTTCTGCTGAAGACAGTTACCATTTGGCTGGTAGTACAAGCATAACTTTATCGGGTGTATTCAATGCCCCAGTAGGAACAGTTACTGTTGCTTTGTATAAGCCTTCTGGTGGGGTAGACAATACTTGGGGAACTTATGGTGCTGCCCGAACTCAAATTGGAAGCACGGTTACGCTTACAGCAAATAGCACTGCCCGTCAGACTGCTACTTTTACAGGCACTGTAGACGTAACTGGCTTGGAGCTAGTTATTACCTTCTCTAATATCTCTAGTGCTGCGTACCTTGAAGACGTTCAACTTGAAGCCGGCTCTACAGCAACAGCCTTTGAACGCCGTCCATACTCGTATGAGTTAGAGCGGTGCTTATTTTATTTTGAGAGATTTACTAACGACTCTGCTGGTCAAGCAAACTTTTTGTTAGGTAGCACAAACGGTACCACTGGTAAAATTCTTTGCTCTGTTTTGCAGTATACTAATAAGAGACGAATTCCTACCCCAACATATTTTGGTACATTTTATGGTATCGGAAACAGCGCTGGTACATCGGGGACGGACATAACAACGACTGGAAGCCTTACTTTTAGCTCTATAACAAGTAAAAGCTGTCTAGTAACTGCTACTCAGGGAGCTGGTACAGCTCCATGGACAGCTAGCGGCGGTATTGGCGGGTACTTAAATCAATCTGCTACTTCTGCATCTTGGGTAGATATTTCAGCGGACCTTTAGAATAAGGAGTACAATATGTGTACAACATGTGGCTGTGGAAAGCCAAAAGACAAGCACGGCGAGAAGACATTAGCAGCCGCCAATAAAAAGTTTGCTAAGAAAACTACTAAGACTAAGGATAAGAAGTAATGGCTCTAGATCATATCGTAGTTCCTACGATTTCAGCTAACACAAAGACTTTATTGTTTACGGTTCCAGAAGGGGCTACCCAAGCATACGTAACCATTCAAAATAGAAGTGCATCCGCAATTTCTGTAGGGGACTCTACCCTAGGCGCAGTGTCTGGTGCTGACGCAGGTATCTCTATCGCTGCTACTAGCGGTCAACTACAACTATGGATGAACGCGGGAGATTCCTTGTATGGTTACTGTGGGTCTACTATCACCAACAGCGTAGTAGTCCTGTACTCGTATGTACAGACCGGATCAGCAACTCAGTCTCTGAACCTGCCTCCTTATAAGCCGGCTAACGTGTAATCAAAAACTCCTCATGATTTAGCGGGCGCAAGCCCGCTTTTTCATTTACTATGGTATTGGCCCTGTTGCTAGGGGCCTAAAGACCTTGCTAACATCCATGCGACTCCGCCAATAGGAGATTTGATTATGAGCGATGACAACATCTCTCAAGGCTCTAGCCGTGAGTTTATCTACGGGGCTAAGCATAACCAGGCAGCTGGATTTTTGGCGGGGTTTTTATTGGGTGCTATGCTTAGGTCGCGGCTGTAATGTTTGAAAAAGCTGACGAGTATTTAAAAGACGCTTTAGATAAGCGGTTAAAAGACGCTAACCTTGATTGGGAACGCACCGCCCGTACCTTGGGCTGGGATCCAGAGATTATTGAAAAAGTCAAGGTAATTAATGGCGAAGACGGCTACACCCTAAGTTATTCCGATGAGGATAAAGAGGCTGTGTTTGACTTAGAGTATGGCAATGGTGGTGCTCCTAAAGCAGCTATGCGCATCTTTAATAGAGACCACGGGCCTCTAGCAAAGCTGATGGACGAAGCTGTAGCTGAGGCTACACGTAAAGTTCTTAACGAAACGATGGTGCCATGACATTTATATTAGCTGAAGATTTAGCCCTTAAGACATACCTATCAGGTATTACTGTATCGGATGAGAGGTCTGCGAGCCGCCCAGTTAAAGTATGGTTCGGTTACCCGGATGTTGAGATCCGTACTCAGGATTTCCCATTTATTACTATTGACTTGATTGATGTTACCGAGGCTCACTATAGGCAGCCTTCTGGTGAGGTCTACGATGGAAACTTTATGGGCACTCAACCTGTGCAAACTGGCAAATGGTACAACTACAGTATTCCTGTGGCGTATGATTTGGTATACCAAGTGACCTCGCACGCCCGTCACCCAAGGCATGATCGTGCCATCATCTATCAACTAAACGAAAAGTTTCCAGGCCTTCGTGGCTTCCTACCTGTCCCAGATGATTTAGGTACTAGCACATCCTACCGCCATATGTTTTCTGATAGAATGGTAAAGATCGATAGGGCAGAAGGACAGAACGGAAACAAGCGTCTTTTGCGGAACACCTACACTGTGAGAGTCGCAAGTGAGCTAACGCCGTCTCAAGTATCAGAACTTACCCCACAACCTACAACAATCAACATTAATAAAATCCCACTGTCTTCAGACTTCCCTGTAGACAAGACCGCTGTATAAATAGCTAAGGAGAAACAATGGCTACGATTAACAAGCCAGGCGTCTACATCCAGGAAAGTTTGGCGCCAAACATTCCTAGTACAGGAATTTCTGGACCCTCAGTAGGGGCTTTCATTGGCGTAGCCGACAGAGGCCCTACTACAGGCGCTACCGGTAGCGTCTTGCCTACTTACCAGGTAGTTAATAACTTTAACGAGTTCAATAACATCTTTGGTTACGGCTCAGGCGCAGGTGCCTTTGATGCAGCTGTAATCGGCACTAACATCAGTGCAACTGACCCAACGACCTCTACCTCTTTGAAGTATGCAGTTAAAAGCTTCTTTGATAATGGTGGCGCTCAAGCAGTAATTGTAAGAGACGTTAACAAGAACGCGGAGTATGGAGCGTCTACACTAGTAGATCAAAGCGGCTCAATTGTAGCTACCACATCTAGCAATAACCTTCAGGTAGCGGTTAGTGCTACTGCTATCACTATTACCTCTACAACGGGAACGCCGTTTCTTGATGCTCGTGTAGGTTCTACCGTAACAGTTACTCAAGATGGTACAGTAGCCACAACTAATGCTTTGGGCGTGCTCCTTCCAGCAAATGCCACAACATCTAAGACATTTGTTATTACTGCGGCGACTGGCACTGTTCTTACCCTTGCTTATGGCGGAACCGCTGCCACTACAGCTACAGCTACTAGTGGTGTTATTACTTTTACTGGTGGTGTAGTTAAAGCTGGCGGAACTATTGGAGGGATCAGCAACCCCGCTGGTATAACATACAACGCCCCTTCTCCAGCCCTTGTAGTTAAGGCTATTGGAACGGGAAAGTGGAGTGATCGTGTATGGGTATCGGTAACCCCTAACACCTCTGAAAACCTATTTGACCTAACGGTGTACGCTAGCGTAAGAGACTCTCAGCTAGCTACTAGTGGAGCCTCCGGCCTTCTTACTACAGAAGTTGTTGAGAAGTTCTCAGGACTTAGCCTTAATCAGACTGATGCAACACACTATGTTGAGAACGTAGTCTTGGGCTCTAAGTGGATTACCGTAACTGTTCAAACTCCTAGTGCGTCTACTACTAGACTCCCTGCGTTTACCTCTACGTGGACAGCAAACGCTATCACTGCATCTACGGGTATCTTTGTATGGAACGCGTATAACGTCTCCTCTACCCCTTCCGGCTTTAACTTGGGCGTAGGCACATCAGCATTAGTTTCTGCTGTTACCGCAGGCTCCAACGGTTCAACAGCTAACGCAGTGGCTGACCTGGCCGCACGTTTTGACGCGGTAGCTGTGCCTCTTGTTATTAACTGGCCGGGCGCTTCAGCTGCAAAGAACAATAGCTTGTTGACATACGCTAGCGACCGAGGCGACTCATTTGTTGTTATTGACTTGCCTACAGCTACCTCAGCATCAACAGCGCTTGCTGCTCTAGATGCACTTACAACAGCACCTAACTTCGGTGCAGCGTACTACCCAACTCTGCAGGTAGACGATGTCACATCATCTGTTGCCACGGTTACCAAAGAAGTATTCCCTGGAGGCGCTGTTGCCGCTCTGTATTGCAGCACTGACGCTGACACTGGAGCCTTTAAGTCACCTGCTGGTACTAGAACCCCTCTAGTTGGAGCTACTCCTACAACGACCCTAAGCGAGACCGACTTCAACGCGGTAAGTGCATACCCTCGTAATCTAAATGTTGTTCGAGTTGTACCGGGATACGGCACCTGTGTTATGGGCGCTAGAACGGTTAAGAGCTCTAACCAAGACGTATACGTCAGTGTTCGCCGTGCGCTTAACTACTTGGAGTACGAGCTAAAGAACGCTACACAGTTTGCTGTCTTTGAACCTAACGACCAGAACCTGTGGAATACTGTAAGCGGTGTTGTTAGTGGTGTCGTAGATTCTTACTGGAGAATCGGTGGCCTTTATGGCGAGCAGGCCTCTCAGGCTTACTACGTAAAGTGCGATTCTACTATTAACACCTCCTCAACAATTTCAGCTGGTCAGCTGAACATTGAAGTTGGAGTAGCGCTACAACGCCCAGCTGAATTCGTAATTATCAAGATCGGCCAAACAAATGGCGGATCCCTAGTAACTGCCTCAATCTAAGGAGATTAAACGATGGCTGAATCTAGTAAGAATATCAATACCATTGATACACGGTCAACCATTACGACTGACCCAATGCGGTCTTTCAGGTTCCGTGCAAAGTTTACTCCTGTAGCTGGAGGTAGCGTATTTAATAAAGCTATCACTAGCTTTAGCGGTGGCTTTTCATCAATCTCCGGCTTGAGTGTTGCTACCCAACCAATCCCTTACCGTGAGGGT